GTATTTTGATCGCCAACCAAGTGTGGGACAAGGCCCGCGAGATGCTTTTTGAGATCAAAGAGGTGTTGAGCGACAAGTCGATTTTGCCGCGTCTCTTTGGAAACTTTGTGTCCTCACGTTGGCGGGAAGACGACATCACGATTGCCCAGCGTACCAAAGCGCTCTCCGCCCCTTCCATCGGAACGACCGGCGTGGAAGCCGAGATGACGAGCGCTCATTACGACACTATTATTGCGGACGATCTTCAGGGGGAGAAGAACTGCCTCACTAAAGAGCAAAGGGATAAGGTCAAGCGCTTCTACCGTTCCTTGATCGACTTGCTTGAGCCGGACGGTGAATTAATCGTGGTGGGAACGCGCTGGCACCAGGACGATCTTTATGCCGAGATCCTGGAACAAGAAAGCGCTTACTACGATGTCATGCTGCGCCGTGTCGTGGAAGAGGGCAAGGTGATTTTCCCTAAGAAATTCAATTTGAAGTTCGATGAATCGCGCAAAAACTGGGTTTTTCATCCTACTCCTTGCGGTGATTTTATCGAATACTTGAAAAGATCTAAGGGAAGCGATTTCTACTCTCAATACATGAATGACCCCATCGCTCAGGAAAACCAGTGCTTCAAGAGGGAATATTTCCAGTACTATGATCGCCCGCCGCACGATCTCTCCGTCGCCTTGACAATCGATCTAGCGTTCTCGGAGACCGAGCGTTCCGATTATACTGCGCTGGTCGTGGCCGGAATGGACGAGCGCTACAACATCTATGTGTTGGACACGATCAAGGGCCGTTGGTCGCACTCCCAGACCTTGGAGAATATCTTTCAGGCTTACGACAAATGGAAGCCGCAAGCTGTCGCCTTAGAGACCACAGGGACGCAAAAGCCCATGAAGAATGTCCTGGAATCTGAGATGATGCGGAGAAAAATTCACTTTCCGATTTTGGAGCTTCCCCACACGTCAGACAAATCAAAGGAATTTAGGATCGGGACCTTGGAGCCTCCCTACCGTAACAAAACCGTTTATCATGCCAAGTGGATGACGGATTTGGAGGGAGAACTTTTGGCTTACCCAAAATCCAAGCACAACGACCTCTCCGATGCTTTGGCGTCTCAGCTTGAGGTCCTCTCCCCCGGCGGCGAACATATCCACACACAAGCGCCGGACGGTTCTTGGGAAGCCACGCTCCAGGAAGCCAAACGGATGAACCAGCCTTTCCGGGATTTCTTCCATGAGAGGATTTAAGTGACCGGCCCTAAAGAAAAAGAACTCGCCGGGAAGTGGCATGAACGAATCAATACCTCCCGTCATTGGCGCGATAATTGGTCGGAGAACGCGGGAACCGAGCGCTACATCAAAGAGTACTCCGGTGTTTACGACGTGACGCTCGGGAATTTGATGGTTCCGGCGATCAATGAAGTGTTTTCCTATTGCCAGTCGCTCATGTCTTTGATGTCTCACCGTGAACCTTACATCGCGGTCAACCCCAAGCGCAAAGGATCGATCAAGGGGGCCGTGATTCTAGAGGCTGCAATCAACTACTACTGGCGGGAATTAAAGATTAAGCAGGAAACAGATCTTGAACTCTTGGATGCGATCTTGGTCGGTCACGCTTGGAACAAAACCGGTATCAATGTAAAAACGTCCGGGTCGGGAAGCGAACTGAAGCTCGTCAGTGAGAATCTTTTTGCGAACCGCGTTTCCTGGCGTGACATGGTGTTCAACATCGGCACCAAAAGACCGCCGCACGGATGTTTGTGGATGGCCCAGAGGATTTTTAGGCCGGTGGACGATGTGAAGGACGATTATGGGGCGAAGGCAAAAAATATCAAGGGCAGCCCTTATCCTGATATCAAGGAAGACTACCGCCGGAAGATGACCTATAAAGAGGACATCAACTTTGCCGAACTTTGGGAAGTTCATGATTCAAGAGAACAAAAGATCTATTTGATTAGTGACGAGATCACGGATCGTTTCCTTGAAGATCCGCGTCCCTGGCCAAGCTATGTGAAGGAATTTCCTTTTGAGATGCTGTCATTCAATGACGTGCCGGATGAACCTTATCCTTTGTCCGACATTGCTCCTTGGGAAGCTCAAGTGTTGGAAAAAATTAAGGTGTTCACTCAAGCCTTGAATCACGTGAAGCGTTGGAACCGGCAAATGGTAATTACCTCAGGCCTCTTGAAGGATTCGGAACTCGACAAGTTCGAAAAAGGTGTGGATGGAACTGTGCTCTCGGCCAACAAGGGCGATTTAGCTACCGGAATGAGGACCTTGGATTTCGGGGCGCTGCCGCCGGACTCCTATCAGATTCTCTCTGTGCTCGATCAAATCAAGCGAGAGACCAACGGACAGCCTGAGTTCGACAAGGGGGCTAACACAAAAACAGGGACAAGGACGCTCGGAGAATTGAAGCTTATTCAAGGAGGAGCCAACAGCCGGATGGGACGAAAGATTGCACGTTTTGAGATGCATTGTGAGAACATCGCCCGCAACATGATGGCCCATATCCAGGCGAATTTCGACACGGAACGGATCGCCAAGATCACGGGAAACGAACCCATGGAGGTTTTGCAGGCGTTCGGAGATAAATTTGATCCCGTCTCGCAAACGATTATTTTTAATAAAGAGGATATCAAAGGGGAATACGACATCGATGTCAAATCCGGCTCGACCCTTCCCTTGGATGTGGAAACGCGGGATGCGGTCTTAGATCAGGTACTTCAGATGGGGGTGCAGTTGGCGAGCGCGCCATCGCTTCCTCCCTTTGTAGCCGAGGTGATCAAGGAGCGCTTAAGAGATTTCGGGATCAAGGGATTGGAAGAGGCTTTCGACAAACAGGTCCAAGCCCTGGCCGTCCAGGACAGCCAAAAAGGAGCGATGGCTCAAGTGGGGGTGGCGAAGACTCAGAGCGAAACTGAGAAACGACAAGCTCAGGCCCGTCAGATCCAACTCCAGACATTGATCGAAGGCCACGTCGCCGCCGCCAAAGCCGGTGGACTTATTCCCTTGGAGCAGGAGGTTCCCACCTCTTGATTTGCGATTCCTGTGGTAATCAAGAAGCTCATCGTCTCTCAGCAGGATATAACGGAGGAATTTATTTTCAATGCTGTGATCAATGCGGTGATGGGTTGCAAAGTTCTGTGTGGAATCCTGACGTATGGTGGGACGGCAAGCCCTATGCCAGCGGAATTCTTACGGACGAGTCTGGTCGAGCTGTTGAATTTTCGTCCAAGAGGGACAAAGCCATCAAGTTGAAGATTCTGGGCGTGAGTGAAGCGGGAGATCCGGTTCATGGGATGCATGGGTACCCTTCTGTCCCGTGGCGTGAAGGGGGTAAGAAAACACGGCATATATGGAGCGAAGGAGACCGGATACGTCACCGTCGGATTATTGAACTCTTGAGGAGGAATAATGCCGAGCAAAAGTGAAGCCCAAAGGGGACTTTTTGGGGCGGCTTACGGATACAAAAAAGGAACATCGAAAAACGTGTCCGGTAAAGCCAAAGAGTTGGCAAGAACTCTTTCATCGAAGACACTAAAGGAATTTACCGTGAAGGTGAAAAAGAAATGAGAGATCCTAATCATCCGCTCGTCAAAGCCATGGGAACGCGTGGGGCGGCGCCTGTTCAAACGGATCAAAGTCCGGCGGAAGATTATGGGGGCGATCTTCACACGCGCAAAGACAGCCATGTGTCGATCCCAATGCAGGGAATGGAGTATCACTTCTCGGCGGGGGATTTAAATATGCCGGTCGAGGTCAATGGGACTTACGTGTTAAGAATTCCTGTCATCTGCTCTTCCCAAGACACTCACGATATCCGGTTCAAACAAGTGGCTAAGACATATGTGGACAAAGGTCCTGTGTTCAAAGAGTCTCAAAACACGCAGACTCAAAATGAGGCTCCCCCGGATAAGCCCCCCTTGGTAAGAACTCAAGTCAGTCAATATCCGGGCTAGGAGGAAAAATGAAAGGCACGCAGCATCCATTGGTTCAAGCGTTAAAGCCGGGGAAGATTTCGTCTCCTGACCAGCTTCCTAAATACATCGAACCTCCAAGGATCTTGGAAATGAGGGAAAAGGATATGCCGAACCACTTTTCGAAGATGCAAGCCGGACAAAAGGTGAGCTTCAAAGTGTCGGGGGCCGTGGACTCTATCCATATGGCGAGCGACAACAATCCCGCTCACATGAAGATCAAGATTCACAAAGCCGAACTCTATGACCCAGTAGAATCACATCCTGAAGGTTTGGCGGCTTCATCTTCAGAGAAGTCGCCTTACACGAGTCAAACCCCTTCGATGAAAAGAACAGAAGTCAAATCACGATAGAGGTGAGAATTTATGCCTGATACCGCAGAGTTGAGCCCGACCCCGGATACTGCGCCAGCGACGCCGCCAACGGCACCTGACACGGGAACCGGAACGGCACCCACGCCCGGAAGCGAAGCCACACAGACGGCACCTTCCGAGGATACGTTTTATCGCGGAGATCCGAATAGTCTGCCGCCGGAGGTCCGAGAGCATTACAACAACATGCTCAAGGATTACAAAGAAAAGACGACGGCCATCGCACGAGAGAAGGAAAGCCTCCAAGCCTTAAAAGAAAAAGCCGATCTCTATGATCAGTTCACCAGTAACGATGATTTCGTGAGTTATTGGAACAACCTTTCCAAAAAAGAGAAAGGGGAATTGAAGGGAGAGGTGGAAGCGAAGACGGGAACGAGCATTACAGATGAGGAATTCTCCAAGGGTTTTTCTTCGAAGGAAGAGTATATCAACCTTCAACGGAAGATCGCCCAAAGCGCCAACGCCGAGGACAAAATCAAAATCGCCGAGCTTGAAAACAACCTAAAGTTGAAAAACGCAAACGAGTTGATCAATGATTTTGCCAATGCCGAGGCTAATGGTCAAAAGGTCCATCCCGACTTCTGGGATCTTGACGAAGAGAAATTGATCACGGGATACTTGACGATTAATCCTCCTGACAGTGACCGAAAGTGGAATAAGTCGCTCGATAATGCCTACAACTGGGCGAAAAGCATCAAGGCCAAGTACTATGAGATGGGAAAGGCCGAAGCTCTGAAAGTCATCGAGCAAAAAGCGACAAATTCCACACTTCCTCCCACCAACGGCATTCAAAGTGTGACATCAGGGATCGATCCGAAAAAGATCACTGCTGAAGAGGCCGTGGCGTTGGCTCGTCAGGGGAAACGAATTCCCCAAAATTACTGACGTAAGGAGGACTTATGGGAGCACCGGTCACTCAAAGTTACGGTCCCGGAAATGTAGACGAACTCTTGACCACGAGTCTTGTCAATATGATTCCTGGCATCCGTGACAATATCTTCAAAGTGAATCCCGTCCTAAATTATCTCTACCAAGGGAAATACGGCGGGAAGATGAGAAAACGGGGCGGAGCGGCCTTATCGCACGGCTTACTCTATGCAACCAACAACACTGCTGCGGCTTATCAACGCTATGACATCATCGCGACTACTCCGCAGGACGGCCTGACACGTGATCAGTGGTTATGGGCGCAGTACGCCGATACCGTGACGATTGACGGGTTCACGGAACGGATAGCGAACCAAGGAACGTCAAAGCTCGAAGACCTGATGGATACGAAAAAGATGCAGGCGGAGGAATCCTTGTCGCTACTTCTCGAGCAGGAAATCTTCGCAGCCACACCGGGAGCCAAGAGCATTCAGTCCTTGCCGTCGATCCTATCGAACACGGGAACCGTGGGAGGGATCAACGGTGCCACAAATACGTGGTGGCAGGATCAGCAAACCGCCTCGGGTTCTTTCGCGGCTCAAGGGCGTTCCGACTTGACTCAGACATGGAACTTGATCAGCGTTCAAAATCCCGCCGGTGGGCCTGAAATGTTGATCTCGTCTCAGTCGGAGTTTCAGTTCTACGAAGCCTCGCTCGTGTCTCAAGAACGGTTCACCGATAACAAAATGGTCGATATCGGGATTCAAAATCTCCTGTTCAAAACAACGCCTTGGACTTGGAGTCCGCAAGCCACTGCCGGAACGATCTTCTTCATTCATTCCGGTGGTTTGGAGTTTGTCATTAACACCGACACCGACTTCTTGGTGACTCCGTTTGTGACGCCGACCAATCAAGACGCCAAGACCGCTAAGATCCTGATCGCCTGCGCTATGATTTCAGGCAATCGACGGAAACTTGGGAAAAACACGGGCGTCACCGCCTAAAGGAGAAACCCATGGCATTTGCCACGCAGAATGTTCGTCGAAGTGCTTTTGGAGATCTCAAAGTGACGGCGGGGGATTGGACGGGTAATGCCGGGGATGCCAATGGAACATTGAACGTGGAAGGAGGGCGCGTTTATCATGCGGAGTTCAGCATCCAAGACGGCACGACTCCCAGTCAATATGTTCCTTGGACAACCTCATCCGTGAATCCTGTGGCCATCAGTGTTGCGAATCGTCAAACGACAACGACAGGCCGTTTCTTGGTTATCCATGCCTAGGAAATTCCGAGGGCCGGAGGTGGTGATGAAACCATCCAAGCAACAGAAACCTAGCATGAGAGGAGATTAAAAATGTTAACTCAGCAACTCAATCGTACAGATCCAGAAACCATCCAGGTTGTATTTACAAACGTGGATGGATCGGGAAGCATCACGACTGGAATGGGTGTCGCACTGGTATTGACGGGAGCATCCATTGACGGAGTGTCTGCCGTAAAATCCACTGCCGCGTTATGGCCGGGCTTTATCGGCGTATCAACGAAAGACGTGGCGATCAACGGTTATGGACTTTCCACCATGTACGGTATCGCCAACTCGGTTGCGTTCTCGAACGTGGGAACGTCCATCACGGTGACGAGAGGAGATGTTTTGGTTCCTTCTGCCGTGGCGGGGTACTTCTTCACGGGAGCACTCGCGGTCGCAGCTTGGACGACGCTCAACTACAAGATGGGTTGGGCGGCCTCGACGGTCCCTGTGGACTTGTCGAATCTGGCTCAGTCGTATGTGAAAGGATTAATAAGAGCTGTTTGATGTTTAAACCGGAAAGCGGAGAATCTTTAAGTTGGTGCCTGAACTGCCCTTCCCAATGGGTAAGGCGATTTTGGCGCGAACCTTTAGACATCCGCCGGTGCATAACGGATGGTGAGCTTCTGACCACCTCAGAGGCTCACCTCCGTCTGCATTCTGGGCATCGGGTTAAATTTCCTTCCAAGGTTAGTTTCTGGGAATTTTTATTGATTCAACTGGGGGTTATTCATGATTGAGAAGTTGGACAGCGCGGACGTTAAAGCAGAGGGGAAGGAAGAAGGGTTGGTTAAGGTAATTGTCAGTTTTCCTAAAGAAGGTCATACCTTGCCTGAAGCTTATACGAATCACTTGAGCATGATTAAGCATTTGGGACATTTGCAGGAACGCGGAAAACTTTTAAAGCAAATCCCAAGATTCGAGTTTTTCCTTGTGACGTTTGGTCGGATGTTTACGCCGGTGGCCCGCGAGGAAGCGGCAAAGCTCGCGGTTGAGTCTGAGGCGGATTACCTCTTTATGATGGATGACGATATGATCGTGCCGGATGATTTGTTCGAGAAGCTTTATCGGCATAACGTTGACATCGTGGCGCCGCTCGCCTTCACGAGAAATCCGCCGCATTTACCTGTGCTCTATAGTTCAATCGAAGGATGGGACAGTGTAACCGGGCAAGACACTTTTCAGAACCATCACGTGAAAAAGTATCCGAAAAATAAACTCGTGGAATGCGATGCCGTAGGGTTTGGTTCTGTTTTAATCAAAACGGAAGTGCTGAAAAAGACGCCGCGTCCGAGATTCCAATCGACGACGGGAACCGGCGAGGATGTTTACTTTTGTTATCTTGCCAAGCGCCATGGGGCCAAAGTATTCATGGATACTTCTACAAAACTCGGGCATCTCGGGCACCCGATGGTGATTGACGAGGTGGTACATGAAAAATGGAGGGAAGTTCTTGAACCTGATTTTGATAAGAAAAATGGGGAGTATGACAAATATGAGGCGAAGGTGATTCTCGGTGACTAAACCAAGCATTGGGATAATTTGCCCCACATGGAACAATCCTGAATTCCTGAACCCTTGTATTGATTCTATTTTGCGGACAGGTGTGATCGGTCCTGGAGGAATGGCCGAGCTCATCATCGTCAACAACGGGAGACAACCCGTCAAGGAGTATGTTTCCCGGTTTCCGCCTGCCCAGATTAAGGTGATTGATACCGGTAAAAATCTGGGGTGGGAAGGCGGTTTGGCGGAAGGCTTAAAGCATACGGAAGCTCCGTTTTTGGTGTTTCAGAATGACGATACATTTCTTCCGCAGACTTCACAACTCTTCTACCATCATCTTCTTTGGGTATTTAATGACGATAACGTCGGAGCCGTCGGACCAATCACGACAACAGCGGCAGGCGTTCAGAGTACATACAGAAATAATTCACCGTGGGTTATTACGCAGGCGACCTATTTGATTTTTTTCTGCGTGATGGTTCGCCGCAAACATTTGGAGGAAATAGGCGGGATTGATGTTTCCTTGCCTGGGGGAGATGATATTGATCTTTGTATGCGACTCAGAAAAGCCGGAAGAAAAGTCATGATCACTCCGAACGCATTCATTATTCATCATGGGTTCAAAACCGGAAACCGGATTCATGGGGACGGGTTTGCGGGAATTAAAAATGGTTGGAATTCACAGGAGATGACGGATCGAACAAACTTTAATCTGATTCGAAAGCATGGATTTAAGGAATTTATCATGACTTTGCACGGAAGCTATTCGAATCCTTTTATCGATAAAGGAGCGGATATCGATTTGGAAGGTGATTTGGTGAGGTCTTATGTCCCGAATCATGGAGCGAGTGTCGTTGATCTGGGATGCGGATATCGAAAGACTGTGCCGGATTCTACCGGAGTTGACCGGATTGCTTCCGGAGAAACAATCCCTTTTGTTCCTGCCAAAGGAACTTCTATCGCGGACGTGAACGCCGATGTCCAGGAGCCGCTGCCTTTTGGGGAGGGATCAAAGGATGTCGTGATTGCACGTCACATACTGGAGCATTGCCTTGATTCGATTAAAACCGTCAAGCAATGGGGAAAGATTCTAAAAATTGGCGGCAGGATGATTATTTCGGTTCCTGATGAAAAGGTCACAAAAGGAATTCCTTTGAATGCAGAACACCTTCATGGATTTAACAATGAATCTCTGAAGACATTGATGGAAACTTGCGGATTTAAGGAAATCGAATCCAAATCGACCGGAAACGGGATCAGCTTTGTGGGGGTTTACGAGAAATGTTAAGGATTGCCATATACTATGAATCTGGACTTGGAAGGAACGACGGAAATCCACTATACGTTCTCTCTTTTCTAAAGCGCGTTCAGTACTACGGCCATCTTTGCGCCGGGCAGCCTAAAAATGACAATCTTTTGTCTTCATTTGCCGTCGAAGACGATTGCAGGACTTACAAAGAAGATCCCGCTGCCAAAGCTTACGCAGAAAAGCTTTGGGAAGAGAGGAAAGAACGCCTTGAAATAGAGCATGTTGCGCCCAATCCCGCCCCGAAGGCAGAAATTAAGAAGTTTGGCACATTTGATTTAAATGTCTGGGTGGATTGGGGAGAGGATGGTTTAAAAGGGATACTTCCCTATGAGCCTTTTGAATGTCCTCATCCGATGGCATATTGGTGCAGTGATTCCCACCTAGGTTATGACTATCGTTTAATGATGGCAAAAAAGGCCGAATTCCCGTTCTGTGCTCAAAAGAGAGCGGTTGAAGACATGGCTAGAGAAGGCGTGAATGCTCTCTGGCTTCCACATGCCGTAGAACCGATGGCCTACCCTAAGTTCACCTTCGCTTCAAAAAAATATGACGTGTGTTTCGTGGGACACATCAACTCGGAAAATCGGGTCAACGCTTTGGACCGTCTTTTTAAAGAGTTCCCGAATTTCTTCTACGGTCAAAGACTCTTTGATGAGGCATCCCGAATATTCGGCCAATCGAAGATTGTCTTTAATATCAGCATGAAAGACGATCTAAACATGAGAGTTTTTGAGGCCATGGCCTCTGGATCTATGCTTTTGACAAACTGGATTCCAACGATTGAGGAGATCTTTGAAGATGGAAAACACTTGGTTTTATACCGTGACGAAGCCGAAATGGTTGAAAAAGCTAGGTACTTCATCGAACACGATGAAGAAAGAGAAGCCATCGCTCAAAAAGGTTATGAAGAAGTTATTCGCAGACACAAGATTAAAGATCGTGTGGAAATGATGCTGGAAAACAGTTTATTTAAAAAGGTTGTTTTAAAGGAGGCTGTACATGCTTCAAGTATTTAGATTGGTGTGGCCGGGACGTGTCGATAAAGTTCTTGCCTTTGATTCTCTTCCTCCTTACTTTTTAAGAGGTATTCAAAAGAGGGAAGCCGCAGGATTCCCGAGAAATTGGAAACGATGGTTGTTTGAGAATGGCTGTACCATGGTGATCAGCAAAACAGAGATTGAATTGGATGAGGGTGGAAAGCCTGTGCGGGATAAGCAGGGAAAGCCTATCGTCAAATCGGTGATAAAGAAGGATATCCCAGCTTTCTATGTGTTGGATTATCTTACCTTAAACACCGACAAAGAAAAGTGGTCACAGATCAGCCAGTTTGCCCGCCGGGTTGTTGATCTAAAAACAAGACTTACGGATAAACTTGAAGACATGGGGAAAGGGTTCGCGTCGGATTCTTATTCACAACTCGAACTTGAGCCGGAAGATGTTCCCATCATCCATATTCCCAAAGATGCCCATATGGAAGAAGATGATGATTTCTCAAAAGAAAAGAAGGATGAAGACGAAGTGTCTTCAAATGTTGAGGAAGAGACAAAACCGGAAGCGATCATCAAGAAAAGAGGTCGTCACAAAAAAGTATTGACGGAGGCTTAACGTGTCATTTTCTTACAAGTATCCGATTACAAGCGGTTACGGAACCGTCAACAATACTACGCCTTCCATTTCTCTTCTCGCTGCCCCTGGAGCCGGTAAACTTTTAAGAATATGCGCTGGGATTGTGATTGTTCAAGTGGCCGCTGTCGGGGGAAGCGGGATTGTGACATTGCAGGACGGATCGACCGATATCCTCGAATGGGATGCTAACTCCGTCAACTCTTTTCCCATTAATTTAACAGAGATCGGATTAGCTTTGGGAACAAACAATGCGTTGACTCTTCTTGTGGGGGAGGCCGTGACCACTCAAGCGACAGTTTACGCTGCATTCACAGCGTACATCGTTCAATAGTATGTCTTTTAATTATAAGTACCCGATTACAAGCGGTTATACCACTGTGAATAACGGAACTCAAACTAACGCAGTGCTTGCCGCTCCGGGAGCGAACAAACTTTACCGGGTCACAGGCGGTATCGTCATTGTCCAGGTCGCGGCTGCGGGAGGCGGCGGAATCGTTAGTCTTCAAGATGGATCAACCAACGTTTTACGATGGGATGCTAATTCATTGGCCAGTTTTCTTTTTGCATTTACGGAGATCGGTTTGGCTTTTGGAACAAACAACGCGATTAATATCGTCGTGTCAGGAGCGGCCACTCAAGCGACAGTTTACTGTGCGCTGACCGGTTATATCGTGCAATAACGATGGCTAAACTTACGTTTCTTACTTTGCAACAGGAAGTAGCCGCGCAAGCCGGTCTTGATCAAACCGTATCGGCGACGGCGACTCTCTTGCAACGTTGGATCAACATTTCCCAGCAGCTTGTTTTCCAATCGTTTGACTGGCCATTCTTGAAAGCGTCAAATCCATTAAATCTTCAAACGGTTAAGGATTACACAACAGGGACGGCCAATACAACACTTGGTTCAACGTCTGTAACGTTAAGCCAAACCATAGCCACTTCAGTCGCCGGATATTACATACAGTTTGGGTTTTCCAAGGATTGGTTTCAAATCACAGCTCATACCGGAGGATCAGCCAGTATCACGTTGGACGTGGGAGCCTTATCAACAAATGCCGCTGATACGCTCACCATACGGAAAAAATATTATTCCACAAACTCCGTGACAGACAGAATTTTGATGATTAATCAGGCGATTTTCCCTTTTCAGCTTCAAGAAATCTCACAACCTGTGTTCAAGGAAGTCGAACCCTACAATCGCGTCGTAGGAACCCCGAGAGCCTTTTTGATGGCGGGTCAGGATTCCAGCGGAAATCCTCAATTTGAACTATGGCCAACGCCGGATGCCGCAATCAATTTATCCGTCGATTATCTCATCAAACAAACAGATCTTTCAGCCAATGGTGATACTTCACCCATCCCGGACAAGTGGAATTCCGTACTCATTTTTGGCGGTAAATGGCAAGCGTTCGAATATCTGGACGATTCAAGATCGGCAGATGCCAAGACCAATTTTTTCACCATGATTGAACTCATGAAGCAGGACTATGATCAATCCTTGCACAAACAGCGTGTCATGAGGGCGGTCGATCAACAACCGTCTGCCCTTTTGAATTATTTGCCTTTGCCGTTCAACTACCCGAGGGGGAGCTAGTGGCGATTCGTGGAGCATCGCTTGATATTACAGATTTCTCAGGAGGTTTGAATACGTCGGCTCCGGAGTATGAGGTTCCCATGAACCAGTCACCGGATGCGCAGAACATCAATTTATTAGTGAAAGGATTTAAAAAAAGGCAAGGGGACGCGGTTTGGAATTCAACCGCTATGGTTTCTGGATCAACGGCCATTCAGGGAATGGGATGGATTCAGTATGACTCCGGTGTCGAATCCTTGAATGCCGTGGCCGGGACAAAGTATTTTACGGACAATGCATTATCGAAAACGATGACAGATAAGACCGGGACATTGACGATTACCGCCGGTCAGAATAATATTTGGACTCCTGTACGGTTCAACAATCAACAGATTTGGTTCGGTGGAGCTCCGGATGCTCCTTTCAAAGACACGGGAAGTGGAAATGCAACGGTTGTTGCGGGAAGTCCGCCCACGGCCCAAACCGCATTTGTCAGCAATAATTTTGTCTTTGCTGTTTCAACAACGGCAAATCCCAGCCGTATTTTCTGGTGTGTTGTGAATAATCCCGCCGATTGGTCGAGTGCCGGATCAGGAAACGCGGATATCGGCTTATCCGACGGAGAAGCTTTGATGTGCGGAGTTCCAGTTGGTCCAAGCACCGTCATTCTATTCAAAAATTCATCCACTCATCTTTTGGTCAGTTCCCGGCAGCCTTTCCCGGTCTTTCAACTTCAAAAGGGAGTCGGGATCGCCGGGCGATACGCCTTCGCTTTAGTCAAAGGAACGATTTATTTTATCACGCCTTGGCGACGTATGTTGTCAACAACTGACGGCGTTAACTTTGAGCCTTATTCCCACGATATCGATGATCAATGGGACGCGATTAATTCAGCCCGGATTCCTTACATCCAAGGAATTTACTATCCAGTTCTTGAACAAATTCATTGGTATATCTCAAACGGTTCATCCACTCAAAATGATACTTGCTTGGTTTGGGATTTGATTCGTAAATCATGGCTTAAACATCCTAAAGGATTCAAAGTCAATGTACCGTGTTTGGTGGAAAACAGGCGACTTTTCGGGGGCCAATATGACGGTAAACTTTACGAAAAGGACAAATCAACCGTATACACGGATGCGTCTGAAACTTCCCCGGGTGCGATCAACGCTTACTGGAGAACGCCTTTCAAGGGCTATGCGTCATTCCAGCAATTTATAGAAGGGAGTTACCGAACCGGAAGCCAAGTGGCACCTCTGTCCGGAATTATTCATCCTTTGTGGTTTGATTTTTCCATGTTGAACGAATCAGCGACAACAATGACGGTTTCCTATGGGTTTGATTTTTCAACGAATATCCAATCCACAGGAGTGAGTTTGATATCGGGCGCATCTCAATGGGATGTGGCTCAATGGGATGTGGCAACCTGGGGTGGACAAACAGCGGTCATCAAGCGTATTTTCGTTTCTGGACGTGGTAATTTATTCAGCATGACGTTTCAGAACAGTACGGCAAGTCAAAGTTTCACGATGCAGGGAATTAGTGTTCAGTTGAGGACGGATAAGGCTCGCAAATTACTTAATGTTTCATAGGAGTTTAACTTGGCCATAAACTATACGATTAGTTACACCTTTGCTCCCAGTACTACGATTTCCAGCAGTCAGGTCAATACGAATTTCTCCGACAATTCCAATACTTGGAATGGTTTGGAAGCTCTCACCAAGACCTTTGCCAAGCTCAAAGTTGATGTCGATCCCGCCACGGCTTTAGAAGTTGTCACGAAACAATATGTCGATCATTACAGCACTTATCGGCGTCCTGTCTTACAATACAATTCAGCCACCGTCGTCAATATGGAAACGGGGATCAACGGTGTCAGCGGACAGTTGGCTATTCAGTTTCCCGATGGAACTCTGCGGACAGATTCAACAGCAGGAAGAATCCAGTGCAACTTGGCTCAAGTAGCCGCGCTCACAGTCACTGCGCAATCCGGCCTTCGAACCGGTACGGTGGCTA